ATACTAGCAAAACCTTTATTTGTTTTTGTAACATTTACAGCTCTAACACTGGACGCAAATGTTCCGGTTCTATTATTTAAAGCCGGGCTAGACATATTATCAGCTACTTTGCCAGGTAAACGAGCATTTATTAAAGGAAGTAAATTTGTAAAAGATACCTTACTTTTAGTAGCTTTATTAGAGACTTTAACAGTAGCTAGCTTACCTAATACTAGTTTTTTAGAACCTTTTTTAGTGCGCCCGGTACTAGACAGCTTAGCTACTTTACTAGAACTGTCTTTAACTGTAGCGTCCGAGCCTGTAATTACTTTTACTTTACTATTAGCTATTTTTTTAAACGGCTGTAATAGCTTAGATCTTATTTGTTTCTTCTTCCTAGTTTTAGGAGTATCTGAACCTTCTATCAACCAAGGGTCTAATCCCGAATCCAGAGCGCGTTTTAAGCTTCTAAGTAGATTAACCTTCTGTGCCCCACTAAAGCCACCCCTACTTTTATTATCTCCCGCTGACTCTATTTTTACTTTCATCATATCTTCGGAGTCTATCCTCTGGTAAGATAAGTCTATACCATAGGTTCGTAACATATCAGTATAATTACCTTGGGATTCCATAGGTATGCTTTCAAAGGCTTTAGCTAAAGAATCTCTTAATTGAGTTTCAGATACGCCCGCCCCTTCTAAATGTCCTAAGTTAAAGAAGTTACTTGCAGATTGTTCCTTATTGAAATTACCTGTTTTTGTGTTGGCGCTTAACTTCCTGATAGCATCTCCGGTAATTGTTTGCAAGTCTTTAAAATAAGTACCAATAGCGCTTCTATAGAGTATCTTGATTCTTTCAAATGTAATACTAGGATCAAGTTGCGCTCGATAGACTTTCTCTATGCGTTCTCCGTAAGTAATAAATACAAGTCTAAGTCTTTTATTATTATAATAAGTGGCACGTTTATCAATGCTTACTTTGGGATCTTGTATTATTTGTTTTACGCCCTTTAGTATGTTATTATATGCTTTTAGTGCAGCTTCTTCTATTTGCTGCAGTTCAGTACTATTAGGTACAATTTTACGTCTTTTAAACTCTATCAAAGTTTCTTTTTTAATACTAGCATGGCTGGCTACAAAAGAGTGCCACTTAGTATCTACTACCAGCTTTCTGTAGTCTGAGCTTGATACAGATAACTCTTTGTGCAGCCTCCCTAAAAAAGCATAGTGGCTGGCAGTGCTCATCTAAAAGTTCTTGTATAAATCCAGAACACGTTTAATATGATCTGGGAATGCAACATTATTTGTTTGCGAGGAACTAGCAGCATTTTGAATACTCGCGCCGCCCATAACTTTACGTTCTTTATGCTCATCTTTTAAGTAATAAGTTATAAGATCCTGTACTGCAAGTTTCAAATCTGCAGGACATTCGGAATAGCCCGCTCTATACACTACACGGACAGCTCCTGGACCTTTTCTCCAGTTACGATAACCGCTTGCATTAGTACGAATTAAACTATCAGTATTAGTATCTAAGTAGTAATCGTATGCTGGTTGAGTTAGTATAGTATAGGGAGAACTATAAGAGTCTCTTTCCTCTACAGTAATAATGTTAACTATAGGACTTTCTGTTAACTGTACTATATTAGTATCCCAATTAACATTTATAGTCTCTTCCTTATTAACAGAGTAATAGTCAATTATACTATTACCGCAATAAGTTTTTATTAATTGACTCACTGATGGAATCAAATTTGCCAGACGCAAGTCTTCCTTTGGGGTGTTTATGCCCTCAGCTTCTTTATAATCTTCTAGTGTAATCAAATTTGTCATAATAGGTCAATTAATAAAAACTTGGGGAGGCGAACCTCCCCAGTTTAACTACATTTAAGCGAGATCGATCTTAACAGCAGAACGATTATCCGCAACATCTGCAACCAACTCTTCAAAACCGAGTGATTGAGTTGCAACGATAACACGACGCTGATTACCAACTTCGTAGTCTTGCTCAACAGTTACGCTACGCAGACGCGGGATCGCGTAGTTACGAGTGTTAACTGCGAAGGCACAAGCTGCGCCAGTTGCTTCTGTAGCAAAGCTGTCAGAGACAACTACTGGTGAACCGTAGACCGCGCCGATGGCACCGGTGATCTTAGTAGCAATGTCAGAACCAACATCAGTGATGTCAGCAAAGCCGGCATCTTCGATAAGTTCAAAGTAACGAGCCTGTGATACAACATAAGCTACATCAGTAGGATTCACACCATACTTACCCATCAGCTTACGTGCACCCAGCAGATTAGCAGCAGTCAGAACGCCAGCAAGAGGAGCTGCGGTCGCAGTAGCATAGCCGTCAAGACCAGTAATAGAGCCGGCACCAAGAATGATAGCACCATCAACAGCACGGGCGTGAGCACGGGCAACTGAGTCGATAAGCATAGGCATCAGGTTGATGAGAACTTCTTCATCGACATGGTTGTCCATGAAAGTCTGGCTGATCAAACGATAAGCATTCAATACTACCTGCGAGGGCTTGTATGTATTATCGGCAGCGCCACGATTTTCCAAGTTACCAGCAGCAGCAGCGCCAGTTTGGAATACGGCAGCTTCAACATCAGGCTGAATTGGCAATACAGTAGCAGCACCATTCACTTGGATCTCACGGAACAGACCAGCAGTCCGAAGATTCAAAGTGACTTCTTTCTCAATCATTCGAGAAACTTCTTGATCGATGTCACCAGCATTGGTAGCATAGTCGATACCAGCTTTTTCCATAACGTTACGAGCAAAATCAGTGTTCATGCCCTTGCCTGTCATAGTGCCCAAAAGGCTAGCGTGCATGAAGTCTTTGCCCCACTTGGAAATGCTATCGGTAGAACCTGAACGATCAGAGAAAACACGCTTGCTCTCTCGCATCTTAGCGATTTCAGTAGATTTTTCTTCCAGATCTTTTGAGAACTTAGCAATAACTTCTGCCAGATCTGCATCTTTTTGTAGCATAGCTGCTTTAACGTCAGCCAAAAGAGCTTCAGTACCAGAAACAACGCCAGACTGAATTGCAGATTTAACTTGCTCTTCTTGCGCTACTTTAGCTTGCTCTTCTTTTGCTGATTTAACAGCTTCTTCTTTAGCGGCTGCTTGATCAGCTGCTTTTTGTTCGGCTTGCTTGATTGCAATGTGAGCGGCTGTCTCAGCAGCTACTTTCTTAGCAAAAGCTTCCAAGTCGATTTTGGACTCGTCCATTTTGATCTCCTTTGTTGCGGATTTTTCCGCGCTTGTCAGTGTTTCTCTAGCTATATTTGATGTATTGACATCTTCCTTAGCCAGAGACTGACTGGCTAGATCTACACGATTAGTGAAAGTTTTTTTAAAGGCTTCGTACTCTTCAGAAGAGTCAAAAGACTTTGATAAAGAAAAAGTAGCTGCTTGATTACAAGGCACGGAAACAACCGATACCTCAAATAACTCAGCATCCTTAATCATAAGTCCATCGGTTTCCTTAATATAATCAGCATCCTTGACTCGGAAACCAACAGAAAAGGCTCCAAGAACACCGTCTTTAACAAGTTCAGCAATATTACCAGGGGCATTTTTGCTAATCTTACATTCAAGTTCAAGACCGTTAGGTCCTGCTTTCATTCCTGTAGCTCGTCCAATAGGACGATCATAGTCATGATTAAAAAGAATTATAGGGTTTTTTTCAAAATTATTTAATCCACCTTTCTGCCAGGCTTCCGCCGAGATAGAATCACCCGCGCGATCGAAGTCAGACGTACTTGCCATTCCGCGAATAATAACAGAACCGTCATCACTCACTAAAGACTTAAAGGTGGAGGTAAGACTAAAAATTTTATCCATGATCTTACTTATCCGTTTTTACTGCTGGGGCAGTCTCAACCTTACTAACTGTACTAGGTCTAGTTACTGAAGGTCTGGTGGTAACCGCCACTTTAGGTGCAGTAGCCTGCACTGTAGTGGTAGTTTTTGCAGTTTCCACCTTTGGTGGTGAAACTTTGGTTGCAGGCGGTGTTATGAGAGCGAACAACTCTGGTTCATACGTCTTTAACATACCCACCATAGTAGAGTAGTTACCAAAAACCCCAATTAAAGTTCGTAACATAATTGGAACATCTTTAGCGACGGAATATTCTTGCCTACTTAGTACTTTATTCTTTTTTGCAAAATATATACATAAATTATGTATTGTTTTTTTACGTTGTAGATTCTTTTTAGACATTCTCGTCTCCTGCTGTACTACTAGGAGCACCGCCTTGGTCGGGGTTTGAAGCACTTCCTGCAATATTGGCAGGAACTCTTAAGTCACTGTGACCCTCTAAAAACTCAAAGCCTAAACGCTCTCTTGCCTCATTTGGGGTAATAATTCCACCATTTACTAGTGAACTAAAGTATTGTGACTGATCTCTTAGCTCTGGTTGTAGAGCAGGAATATCTGTTATGTCTTCTATAATAGAATAACCAAAAAATCGCTCTAAAGCTTTATTGGTTTTTCTTACAATAGGAAGAATAGTTTCTAAATAGTACAATCGCATATTTGGACGAATATTTGCATTATTCCCTGAGTCAAGTAAGATAGGAGGCACGCCTAAGGCTTTTAAAATAATCTTCTCATTCTCTGCAATAGCTGATTGAAAATCTAATTCTTTAAAATTAACATTTGAAATAGTATCTATTTCAAGACCTCCATCAAGAATAAGAGGGCGCCGTCCTCCTGCTTCTGGCTTATATCTAGTAGTCCATGATTGTATCATACGTTCTTTAATTTTTTCAGATAAAGTATTAGGACTTTTTAGTACAAGCCCTGGGACTGCACCATTCTTAAAGAAGTTATCCTGAAATTTACGCATAGACATCAGAAGTTGAATAGTGCGCAACGCAGGACTTAATCTAGGAACACCTCTGTAGATAGAGTAGAAGGAGTTTTCTTTTATATGTATAATTTCACTTGTACTATAATTAACTCTTTCATTAAAAGAATAATGGTCAATATATGTTGTATCACTAGAATGAATTGTCATCTTAGATGCGGGCAGATGGTATAAATGTGCTCCATCAAAGTAAAGAAAGATGTTACCATCAATTATCATATCTGTAATTAGGTTTCTACGAAAAGTACTAATATCTTGAAAAGGGTTGGGTTCTACGTTTAATAATATATCTACTCTGCTTCTTTTAATCCCTTTAATAACGCTAGTACCTTTTGTCGGATTACCAACTATTACATCGAGTTCTGCACAGTCATCTACTATCATATTTACGGAACGATTTACAATCTCTAGCTCCTCATATGCCCTTTCATAGGCATAAATAGGCTCTCTAGAGTTGTCTATTTTGTGTTCATAATAAGGTTGAGCGGGATTGAGTTTTTCATACAACTCATCCGCATCTAAAGCCTTACTAAAAGGGTTATACCATGCCATGTTTTTCTCGTTGAATCTCAACCCAGTTCATCTGCTTTTTAGCAGTGCCTAAACTTGGATTTCTACCGTAAAGTGAATGTAATTGTAGATGATGCGTATGGCAGATAGTTACTGTATCTTCATACAACTCTGTCTGCATCTCTTCAATAAACTCGTCTCTCCAGATAACTATGTATTCATCAGTATAGTGGTCTGGTCTTATCTTTTGTTTCTCTTTTAACCACTTTACTAGTAGTGGACTTAGACTATAAAAGTGATGAAAGTCTAATTGTTTCTGCTCTCCGCAGATATAACATTCGGAGCCTTTATCATATCTGGACTTAGCTCGGTCTCGAATATATTTTATTTTGTCTCTTTTCATTTCCATTTCTTAATACCAGAATTATATCGTGTGGAAGGTATATTGTCAAATACTATTTTTCAGTAGGTATCTTTAGAACCCACTATTAGTCGTTTGAAATGAGTAGCAGGCGTACCGCAGAGCATCTGCCATGTGCGATGCTCTATTATGTTTTGGCTTTTCCCTAGCTAGGTTGGGATTTGGATCCCATTGGTATTGATCAAGAGCAGATAAAGATTCTAAACACTTTTGATCTACCATCAGATTATCATTGTCAACAATAGCGGCAACGTGACTAATACCGTCTAGTACTGACTTTTTAGCATTGATAGTGCTAATATCATAATTCTGTGCAAAGTCAAAGCGTGTTTGCTGTGCGGCAGAATCGATATAAATATAATCAATATTCCATTTATTAATTAACCTGCTAATCTCGGCAGCATGTTGATCTGTAGTTTGTTCTGCATTTAAGTATTCATCTAGTAGGAAATACTTTTCTTCTTCCCAATCATATGCGATTACACAAAAAGCTGTAGGGTCTCTAAAACCAACGTCTAGCCCTGCGAAAACATCCATTCTAGAAGTATCTAGTTCACTAAAATTACCTACACACAATTCGTGATCAAAGGGCCATATCTGACCTTCAAAGGTATTGAAGTCAGCTTCATACTCTTGGGCAAACTCCGCTTCGGACATACTTTTTCGAGCTTCACTAATATCACTTTCAGACATTCGTGGATTATCTTTATATGTTGCTCTTATAGAGGCCCATTGAGGAAACTCTTCATTAAAGCCTCTATCAAAGAATTCTGCAAACCAATTGTTCCGACCCCGTGGCGTAGATATAAAGATTGCTTTTGAGTTTGGCTTGTCAAGTGTTGGTCGAAGTGCTACATTAAACGCATCACGACCGTCTGCTAACGCTGCCTCGTCAAATATAATTAAATCGTAACTTCGACCAACACATGAGTCCACCTGGTTCACGGAACCCATACGGATTGTAGAACCATTAGAAATTTCAATCACTTTATCTTTTGCGTTATCTTTTGTAACCTCTAAGTCAAAGTGTTTGATCAAGTTTCTTTGTAAGTCAAAAGAAATTTGAGATAACTGATAGTTTGGTGACATGATTAGAATATTGGAATTTGGGACTAAAGATACTAATTGCCCAATAACATTAGCAATATAAGTCTTACCTTGTCGTCTAGAAAGAGCTGCACAAATAAATCTATATTTAGGATTATTTACAGCATTAATTAGAGCCACCTGAGAAGGAAGAGGTTCAATTCCCAGTAGTTCCAAATAAGGAGCTACTGGGAGCTTGATATATCTATTATCAGGATGATACTCTAATAGGCTTTCTCCTACTATATCTAATCTGCTTAGTTGTAACGCCATTTTTCTTTACCTTTGCTCAATCCATGTTAAAGATGTAAGAGCAGCTTTATTTGCGTTATTGGAAGCACATAAAAGTGTATAAGTATCACTAATTGTTCCCAACTGCGTTCTGCCAATTTGATAAATACTATCTTTACTTAAGTTAACAGCAGCTGCGCCACCTCCAGTGATAATAAATCCGCTGTATATAGCAACTCCTTGATTCGCTGGTATAACGGCTCCTGGTGAAGTATAAGTTTGATATTGTGTAAATGCATTTGAATCTGGCATATCTAACCAACCATTAGCACCTGTTACTCCTAAGTCTGCATTTCGTACAAGTCTATAAAATATATTAGTATTATCAATAGTTGCTACTTGGAAATTATCTAAAAGTGCTATACCGTTCAAGGTGGTAGATTTTAATCGTAAACTAATCACAGGATACCAAGTATTTGCAGTAGTCATTGTAGTGCCTGTAATAGGGCTAGTAATATTTTGAGCAACACCTTTTGAGCTTATCGAACCTTCGGAAATAAGACTATTAGAGCCTTGTACCATAGTAAAAGGACCTCCCACTACAGTAGATAGGGCTTCTAGTTCCATTCGAATAGGTAAAAAAGGTGTTTGTGCCCAAGGAAGTGTATGTCTATTTGCATTTTGATGACTATGAACTATATGCTCGTAGCCATCAATAACAAAACCAAAACGTACTTCTCCAGCACCGTACCATTCATAAGAGACATTAATAAGTTGGATTTTAGTAGGGTCTGCTACTATACCACTTACTCCTGTTCCGTCTAATTTATCTCCACTCCAATTACTTCGAGAAACTAGACGGAACAGGAGTAAGTG